AAGTAGAAGAAGATGATGGTTCTCCATCTAATGTTGAACCAGAAATAGCAGAAGATAAAAAAACTGAGGAACCTAAAGAGTTAGAAGGTATAGAAACTAAAGGTGCTCAAAAAAGAATAAGACAGTTAATTAAACAAAGAAAAGATAAAGAAGACCAGATATCTCAATTAGTTAAACAGAATGAAGAATTACAAGGTTTAGTTAAAAAAAGAGAAACTGAGTTTTCTACTGTAAGTAAAAAGAATTTAGAAGTAACAGAAAAACAATTAACAGATAAATTAAATATGGCTCGTGTAGCATATAAAAATGCATATGAAGCTGGAGATCAAGATAAGCTTTTACAAGCACAAGAAATGTTAAACGAAGCTCAGGTCGATTTAAAAAATGTAAATGTTACTAAAGAAAAGTTTAAACAGGAACCACAGCAACAACCTGTTCAACAACAACAATATCAACAACCTGTTGCTCAACAAGCACCAGATCCAAGAGCTCAAGAATGGGCACAACAAAATACTTGGTTTGGTAAAGATAATGTAATGACTGCAGCAGCATTAGCTATAGATGCAGAATTAAAGCAAGAGGGATATTCAACTAATGATATAGAATTTTATCAGGAAGTTGACAAAAGAATTCGAGAATCATTTCCCACTAAATTTCAAGATGAAGGAAATGTTCAAGATAATCGCCAGCAGGTTACGTCAAAGCCTGCTCAGGTGGTAGCAGGAGCTTCACGTTCTACTCCTAACCCAAAAAAAGTTAGACTATCTAAAGATGATGTTAGACTAGCTAATAAGTGGGGAATACCACTTGAACAGTATGCTCTAGAAAAAAGAAAAGCTACTCAAGCTGAAGGAGAGTATACAAATATTAACACTAGACGTGGAGGGTAACCAATGACACGAACAAATAACACACGTAGTTCTCAACTCAGAGAAAATAATACTAAAGAACAAACAACATATACTTTTGAAGAACCAAACTTATTAGAGATACCTAAACCTATTGTAGATCGTTTCAATGACGAAGGTATGACATTAGGATGGATAAGACTTACATTAAAGGGAAAAGATGATGTTTCCCATATAGGTAGGAAAATGCAAGAAGGATGGCAGTTTGTTTCTCAGGAAGAAGTACCTGAGATGGAACATTCATCTATCGTGAGGGATGAAGGTAAATACGCTGGAGCAGTCTGTCGTGGAGACGTTGCGTTAGGTAAAATACCTACTGGTCGTATTGACGCTAGAAAGGCATACTATAAGGATAAGACTGATTCATTAATGGAAGCAGTTAACAGTCAATTAATGAAGAATAATAATTCTAGAATGCCAATCAGTAATTCAAGTAAATCTCAAACCATTAGAGGAAGAACTCCAAAATTTCAGAGTTAATTCTCTAATACTTTTTTAACTTAATAGGAGGAAACATGGCTCATGTAAAAGCTTTTCAAGGTTTCGTTCCTGCTAGGAAAAAAGGTGGAGCTTACAACACTGGTTCTTTCACAGATATTTTTTCACCTACATCAGGTGGAGCATGTACTAATAAAATATTTACAGGAGACCCTGTTGTACTGCCAGGTGCAAACTTTGCAACTATTTCACCTTTTATAGCAGCAACACTAAAACCTTCAGGTGTATTTGCAGGGTGTTCTTTTGTGTTAAATGGCGAACAAAAGTTTAGTAGACATTGGACAACAGGAACTTCTGCAAACGGATACTCAGATGTTAAATTCTTTATCATCACAGATCCAAATCAAACTTACTACATTCAATGTTCATTATCATTATCTGCTAATGAATTAATGGTACAAAAGAATTATAATTGTACTGTTAGTTCTACAGCAAGTTCTGGTAATACAACAACTGGAAACTCTAGTTATTATTTACTAGCAGCTTCTGGTGGAGAAACAGAACAAGTAGCAAGAGTGATTGGTAAGAAAAAGGATGGCGAAGAAACTGACGACACTGATGCTTTTCCAATCGTTGAAGTATTTTTAAACACGCACAGAGACAGATATGTCACTGCAACTGCGTCAACTGCATAATCTAAAGGAGAATAATATATGGCTATAAATAGAGCAAGTATTGCTAAAGAACTCCTACCAGGATTGAATGCAGTTTTTGGTACGGAGTATGGTGAGGTAAATGACGAACATCAACCTCTTTTTGAAATAGAAAATTCTGATAGGGCTTTTGAAGAAGAAGTTCTATTTACAGGATTTGGAACTGCACCTGTAAAAGGTGAGGGTGAATCAGTTTCTTTTGATGATGCTCAAGAAAGTTATACAGCTCGTTATGACAACGAGACTATAGCTTTAGCTTTTGCTGTTACAGAAGAAGCAATGGAAGATAATCTATATGATACTTTTGCAAAGTTAAGAGCAAAAGGATTAGCTAGAGCTATGGCAAATACTAAGCAGGTAAAAGCTGCTAAGATATTTAACAATAGTTTTAGCACTGCAGCAGCTGATGCTATAGGTGATGGTCAACCATTCTTTAGTGCATCTCATCCAACTATATCAGCAGGTACGCAGACTAACTTATATACTGGAGCAGCATTATCTGAAGCTTCTATTGAAACTGCTGTTATACAGATTCAAAAGACTAAAGATGATAGAGGAATATTAATAGGTGCACAAGCTGTATCATTACATGTTCCTGTTGATTTAACTTTTACTGCAGCTCAAGTATTACAAAGTGAGTATTCAACAACTACTGCTGCTAATGGTGGTAATGGAATTACTAACGTAAATGACATTAATGCTGTTAGAAGTATGGGTGTTATTCCACAAGGTTACTTTGTGAATAGAAGATTCACTGATACTAATGCATACTTTTTCAAAACTGATATTCCAAATGGTGCAAAGATGTTTAATAGAACACCTTTACAAACCAAGATGGAACCAGATTTTGATACTGGTAACTTACGTTTCAAAGCTAGAGAAAGATATTCTTTTGGAGTATCTGACTGGAGAAGTTACGTAGGTAACGAGGGTGCATAACCACTAACCACTGGGGAGGGTAGTAAAATACTCTCCCTATACTTTAAGGATAATAGATGGCTAAAAATATAACAGCAGTAAATAAATCAGGTGGAGATGGAGTAATTATTGCAACGAATGGTGTTACAAGAATAGTAGCTATTCATGCATATTCTACTATAGCAGGTACATTTGCTATAGCTGATAGTACAGGAGATAAGATAAAGTTTCAAGTTCCAGCTAGTGGAACAGCAGATATTTATATAGGTGATATGGGTGTTAGGTGTGATGCAACAGTAAGTGTATCTACTCCTAATTCAGGTAGTGTTACATTATTTGTAGGCTAGATAGATGCCTAATTTTTCTTTTCTCAAAACAGATATAATAAATACAACAGAAAATGATTCTACAGAATTTGCAGATCAAATACCTTTTTTTGTAGAAAAAGCAGAGATACGTTTAATAAAAGATTTAGATGATGTAGGGCTAACAGAGTTTAGCTCTTTTTCTTTTACAGCATCTAATCCAGTTGTTAGTCTTCCTGCTGAAACAAGAATTATAAGAAGTGTTAATTTTAAAACAAGTGCTTCTTCTAATATAACAACAATCTTACAAAGACCTTATGAGTATGCTATAGATTACTTTCCTTATGCAAGTGCATCTACAGGTACTCCTAGATATTACGCTAGAAAAAATCAAACATCAATATATATAGTACCAACTCCTGCATCTGCTTTATCAGGAGAAATATCTTATGTACGTAAACCATTAGGTTTAGCAAGTGCTACAGGTACAAGTGTAACTACAACAAATTATTTTAGTGAGTTTTGTTATGATGCATTATTTTATGCATGCATGATAGAAGCAAATAGATTTATGAAAAATCCTAATGGTGTACAATTATACCAAGCTGATTATGTAAATGCTGTAGAAGGATTACGTAATCAAGCAAGAAGATCAAGACAGGATAATATGGAGACTGCACATAATCCAAGTGGTGGTCCTAATGTTTTAGTTAAAGGGAGTAACTAATGACAATAGGTAGGTCAAGTATTAGAATGCAATTAACTAAAAGATTACAAAATAAAAAAGTTAAAAAAAAGAACAAAAAGAAAAAGGGTAAGAAATAGTGATAAGATTAAAACCAAAAACACTACAAAGAATGTTAGCTAAAGCAGGAGATGCTGTTGTTGAAAAGTTTGAAGAACTTAGAGATAATCCTAAATATTATACAGATAAAAGCATACGTGGTGGTAAAGCTGATGAAGAAAGTGCTATTGGTAAAATAGAACAAAGAGATAGAACTGGTAGATTAAAATCTAAAGCTGAGATTATAGATGAATTAGGTAAGCAAAAAGGTGTTACTAAAGATGAAGAATTTATAGATTTAGGTGGTGTTGGTACAGGTAAAATGGGTTTTGATAAACCTGATGAAGATATTATAAGAGCAACATTTTTAGATAAAACAGGTAAAAGAAAATTTATGTCTTCTATAGATTTAGCTAATATAATTAGACAAAGAACAGGTATAACTAGTAAAGCTGCTACAGCAGAAGCTAGAAAAAGAATGGAAAAGTTTGATCTTGAAAAAGGAAAAGAAGTTACATTAAAAAGTTTAGGTGGTCCACAATTTAAAAAGAATGAATTTGAAAAGTTTGTAAATAAAGAATTAATACCTACAATAGATGCAAGTACAACAAAACAAAATAAAAAAAGCAATGAAACATTAAAAAAATATTTTAAAGATTTTGCAGATAGAAAGACAGGATTTTTTATTAAAGATGAAAAGATGTCTAAAAAATTTAAAGCTCCTGTAGGATCATATAAAAAATTTAGTGCAAAAAATTCTAAAAATTGGGAACAGGTAGAAGGTGGTGTAAGTCTTAAAGACGAATTAGCTAACTTTTTTGAATCTTCTGATTTTAATATTTTAACTAAAAAAGGTAGAAAACCTTTACAATTAGAATTAGATCCTAGACCTGAAGGTGCGTTACGAAGAGTATCTACACAAGAACCTGATCCTAGATTAGAAAAATTAAGAGAAGCACAAAGAGTTTATAGTTTAATACAAAATCCTGCTCAATTTCAACGTGTAGGTAAACAAGATGAATCAGTTCAAAAATTAATTAAAGCTTTACAAAAAGATAAAACTAAAGGTGACTTAACTGTAAAAAGAAGTGATTTATTAACCTATACATTAAATGCTATTGCTGATTTACAAAGTCCTGAAGGAAAACTAAGACAAGAAATTATAGATGTTTTATCTGAACCTATAGGATCACCAGGAGGTGCTTCTATAAGTAGATATGCAACACCTATTACTATAGATCCTAAAACAGGTAGATTAACACAAAGAGCAACAAGAGAAGTTAGTGAAGATAAAACTAAAGAAAAATTAGCTAGAGTTCGTGGAGAATATGATCCTAGAGATGCAGAAGTAGAAGATTTATATACTGCAAAAGGAATGGAGTTTGAAACAGCTAATGTTCCAGATTTATTAAGAAGATTAGAATCAAAGTCTTTAATAAAAAGTATAGGTGCTTCTGGAGAAAGTAAAGCAGAAGTAAAACCATTTTTAAAATTTAATTATACACCAACTGAATTTAATAGATTATCACAGGAAGATCAATTAACAATAGAAAGAGCTACACAAATATATAGACAGGCTTATGCTGCTGTTGATAAAAAACTTCCTTCAAGAACTGCTGAAGAAATTGCAGAGGATGCCGTTTTAGATGCTATGATTAGAGAAGATCCAGGTAGTCCTATGACAACTCCAACTAGAGTTGATACTGGTCCTGCTAAAAGAGGGCAACCTTATTTACCAGGAATGGAACCAAATTATTCAACAACTCAGTTTACTAGAGGATATACAAGACAAGATTTTCCTACAGAGTTTAGTCCTAGTGCTGCACGTCAAGGACCTCCTTCTGTACAACGTAATATAAGTAGTCTTTTAGAAGATCCTCAAAGTTATGCAGGTAATGAAATACTAAATAGATATTCTGACATACTTAAAAAAAGCGACCAAGGTGAGTTTTTATTTCATAACTACGAAGTAGATTTGTCACAAGGGTCAAGACAAATACTAGATTTTATTGCTAATGGTGGATTTATAGATGGCGAAGATTTTGTAGAGTATGCAAGAAAAGTAAATGTTAATACTGCTAAAAAATCATTTGTTAATCAATTTATGCCATCACTAAAAGCAGCATTTCAAAAAGACATTGTAGATAACAAATTAGGTGCATTTGAACTTGCAGGAAATATGAACAAAGAATATATGACAGATGGTGTTAATGCACAAAACTTAGGAGAAGCATTAGATATATTTTTAAGAGATGCTTATAGCTTATTACTTACAAAACCATCAGATACATTAAACAGAGAACCATTATTTAAATGGGCATATTTTCATTTGTCTAAAGAAGAAATAGCATTTCTTAACAAAGATGCCAGACAAGAGTTAGGCGTGTTTGCTAATAAATGGTTAAAGGGTTCAGAGTTAAATGATGATATACAAAAACTTGTTCGTGAAACACCAATAGACCCACAAGAATCCATAATGACATTAGAAGATATGGACTTACGACTTAAATCAAAAGCATTAGAGTTTGTAAGTGATTTGTTATATGCAAGTACAACAAGACATGTTGCATCAGATTTAGGAAAAACTTATGTACCATTTCCAGAAATATGGGCAGAAGTTCCTAAGACTTGGAGTAACTTAATAAAAGATAACCCAC